TCGAGGCCAACCGATTGCACGATCTCGGTGATGCCGCTCATGTCCTGCAGAAGCGGGGTCGGAAGGATGTCGAGGGCACGCTCGATGACGGGCGTCCCCACACCACGCTGCCCTGAACTCCAACGTGCGCGCACGACCCTCACCTTGTAGGGACGAGTACCGAACTTCGTGGCCAGGTCCCGGATGCTGTCAACGATGGGAATGAGCTTGCGTGCGAGGGTCTGACTCGATTGCATCCCCGTGGGGTCGGTGAAGGCGCGCGCCATGGTGTCACCTCACCGGGATGTTGCCAATGGCGACACCACCACCTCCGCGATAGCGGGGGGAAAGGTAGTAGGGAGGCGCCCCAAGAATGTCGGACAGGCGCATGCCCCAGCGCATGTACTCGCGCTCGAGCTGGTCGGGTTCGGACTCACGGAGTTGAATGTCTCCCAGGCTGTTCGCGGCGAGCCGGTCCTGCGCCTCGGTGAGCTTGGTCTCGATGCCGTCCATGATGCCGAGGATGCGTCGCACACGATCAACGGTGTCCTCGAGCAGCTTGTCAATGGAGGATTCGACGAGGAAAAGCGTCTGAACAGGTTTCACCATGCCGTAGGTCAGAGCCGCCGCGGGATGAACATTCGGGTATCCCAGGTGGTAGCGCACCCGCTCACGTTCTGCCACGGTCAGGGGCATCTTACACCTTCTCCAGCTCGACGCCAGACGCAGCCAGAGTGGCCTCCCCCGAGGGGCCATAGCTCGCCACGTCGATGATTGCGCCAGGGGTGAGCGTGATCATCTGGCCCTCCCATGATAGCCTCCGCCGATTCTTGACGCGCCGAAGTGTGCTCTCAGGAATGGGCGCGGGCACGGGCGCGGGCGCGGGCAAATCCTCTTCCAGCGCGGGCTCGCGCTCGGGCTCGAGTTCTATGCCTAGAACCGGGTCGGTGTCCTGGATGGGCTTTCTTGTCTCCTCCATCTTCTTGGAGCGAGATGGGGGAGTCACCTTTTTCTTGATGGTCACCATGGGTTGCTCCTAGAGGCAGGAGCGGGGCGTCAGGTTACCTCGGATTACCCCCCGAGTGGGGAACACCGTCAGCCCCGCTCATCACGCCGGGCCACGCACGACCCGAAGGTCAACGTAGGCTCGGATGCGCTGCACAAGGCAGCCAGCCTCACAGGTGGGCGGTTCCAGCGCAGAAGCGCGGGTTTGCCCACACGACGCGAATGGGGGAGTATGTGCTCGAAAGCAACGAGCGGCTTCCTCGACCGAAGGAGCCCACTCTCATGCACCCCCACGCAATGACCCGAGCCGTTGGCGATGCCCTCCGACCAGCGAAGAGCCACAGCTCGGGGTGCCGCCCGACCCCCTCGCCAGGGGAAGGAAAGGAGAACCACTACGGGAACTCCAGCGGCATAACACACCCCCCGAAAGGGGCGGCCTGGAAGCGCAGCGATCACTCGCCGTGCTCGATGGCGTGGACTCGCTTGTAGCGCGCGGGGTCGCCAGTAGTAGAGTCGGTGCGGAACACGAAGTCGCCGATCCACTTCCAGCTCGTGCTCACGAGGTCCTGGAGCCTGTTGAGGGGGCTGCGCAGGATGAGCTGGATGCGCTCCGAGAACACCTCGATGCTGTTGTTGGTGATGCGGGGCTCGGCGATCTTGCCAGTCACGCCCGCGTCAGTGATGAGGCCCGTGAGGTCCTGGTAATACTCATAGAGCCCACCCTGCCCCACGAACAGCGGACGGTGAATCTTCGTCCAGCCCGTGCTGCCCGAGGTCGCTCCGTTGTTGTAGAGTTCACCCGCGAACGGGTCGTCCAAGGAGAAGGTGGCGGTCAGCCCGCCCTCCACGGTCTCGGCGATGGGGCACTCGGAGTTGCGGAAGAACACGCACCCGAGCAGCTCGCCCACCGCGAACTCCCGGTACATGTAGTAGTCCGGGAGGGAGGTGAGCAGGCGCTGCCACTCGTCGTCCGCGAAGATCTGCGCCTCGCTGGTCGGATCGAGGTGGCAATGATAGCGCCCGTCAGGTTGCGGCGGAACGTTCTGCGTGCGGAACCTGGCAACCGCCGACCGGATGTCCTCCAGCTTGAGCAGGTCGGTGCTCGTGACATCATCAACCTTCTTGCCGCCGCCCACGCGAGTGATGCTCGTGGCATCCGCCGCATAGACGTAGGCGCGGTCGGGTGCGGTCACGTTCCCATCGAGGGTGATGGTGCCCGGTCCGATCTCGTCGCCCGCGGTGTCGGGGCTGTACCCGATGACGTTGCGAACCAGATCCGCTCCCGAGGAGAAGATGTGGATCGGGAGCTTGTTGTTGGAACTGACCGAGTCGTACCGCACCGGGCTGCCGAGCGCGAGGTCGGGGCGCCGGGCGCGGGTCAGGCCGTTCAGCCGCTTAACGCGAATGGTGGACACGCCAGTGAAGCCACTGCCATCCACCACGGTCCAGCCACTCACCGCCGCATTGTAGAGCTTGTTGCGAGCCAAGCGGTTGACGCTCTGCGCCGCACCCAGACCGAGTTGCTGCGCATTGCGCAGGAACAGATTGGCGATGGCATTAATGCTCGTGGGCATGTGAGTGTCGATGGTGTCCGCGTACTGGAGCGCGACCGCGGTCCACTGCTCGGCCTGGTAGGTCGAGGGCACGGGGTCCGAGCCGGGGGTCAGCGGGCGTAGCTTGGGCTTCATCAGGCCCACGCCCGTGAATACCATGGTGTCGCCCACGTTGAGCGGCCAGAGCTGGGGAGATGCCTCGCCGCGGAACAGGAGCCGCGGGAACAGCGCGTCATGGAAGGCGCGCTCCAGGATGTTCTCCTGCACCAAGCTGCGGATGGTCGGGTCCTGTACGATGACGCTGAAATCGGGCATTGGAAACTCCTTCTACCCGTGGCCGTCCGCGGCTCCAGCCGCAAGCACACGGGCACTAGATGTTCGGTGTCAACCCTTTCTGCCTCAGCAGATCGGCGAACGCCTTCTGGTCCAATGACCGAGCGTCCTGCCTATTGTTCGTAGCCGCTGCCTGAGTCGCCTCTCCAGCCTTCGGGGCCGGGGGAGCGGCATTAGCGCCCGTCCCTGTCGTGGCGGGTCGGATGGTCTCGCCGAACAGGTACGGGTGCTTCTCGCGGAGGCCCGAGAAGTAGGCATGCTCATCGAACTTCTCGAGATCCGCCTCATTCTTTCCCGCCAGGTCGTCGTGCGCGAGGTGAATCGCATAGTTCACGTCGCGGATGCCCGAACGGATAGCCGCCTCGCGCAGGACAACTTCGGCCTCGCGCCGGTCGCCGTCCTCACGTAGCTTCCGAACCTGGCTCGTCATGCGCTGTAGTTGCTCTTTCGCTTCCGTCAGCTCGGACGAAAGCTTGTCGCGCTCCCGTTGCAGCGCCCGATAAGACTTGCTCTGGCTCCTCTGGTCGGGCGTCTTTCCCTGCTCGGACTCCGTCTCACGCGGGGGCTCCTTCGCCTTGGGCTTGGCCTGCGTGGCTTCACGTAGAGCCTCTTCGGTATCATAGCCCAATGACTTGAGCAGCTCGGCACGGGCCTCCTTCTTGCCGCGCTCACGCGCCTCGTCCTTGAGGCGCTTGTATGCCGCGGTGGAGAGCACTTGAATACCCTTGCCATCGCTCGACGGACGCATACCCTCCGGAAGCGGTTCCGCCGCAATCGCTTGCGCAGGAGCCTCGGTCTTGGCCTGCACCGGCGAAGGAGCGGTCGCGCCTTGGGGAGAAAGCGGCTCGCCGACTTCCTGAGAACCCATCTTCTGAACCTCTTGCTGCACGTTTGCCACGATCATCTCCTGTTGTCCCGTCCGGTCGTAATCTCCCGGCTGTTCCCGCCGCCGTGCGCGTGCACGACGAGGCAACGAGGGACGTGGCAGTTATCGCACTATGCTCAGGCCGAAACGAAATCGGCCGTGAGCGCCGTCGCCGGATTCGGGATGTAGCGCACGATGATGCGCGTCACGTTCGCCGCGAACGTGAGGGTCTTGCCGTCCGTGCTGAGCTTCACGGTGTAGATGCCCGAGGTCCCGATCTGACCGGGAGTCGCCGCGCTGTCCACCACGATGTGCGGACTCGCGTCCTCGGTGCCCGTCACCACGCGCACGCTCTGGACAGCCAGAGCGCCGTTGCCCGGCAGCACGACCGAGGTCGCGCCGGTGATGGTCCCGGTGTCGTGCTCGACCGGAGTGAACATCACGCCCAGGTCCAGCTTGGCCAGCGCGTCGGCGATGAGGTTCGGGTCGGCCTGGTTGAGAGCCTTGGCCAGCGTGAGCTTCTCGGTTGCGGTCACGGTCATGGTCATCTCCTACGAAACTTGGCCCAGGAACACCTGGACGTTCGTCGGTGTGGCTGGTGTCCTGGTCAGGTCCAGCGCAGTTATGGGGTAAGCCAGACTCATCAGAATGAGGTAGCTGTCGAATGGGATTGCCTGCGTCGTCCCATCCGCACTTGTGAGACGCGCCTTCACCTTCCCTCCGACCGCCTTCAAGATGACAACGTTCGCACCGGTCATGCCGGGGAAAGGCACCGCGACGGGGGTGTCCACCGCCAAGTCATACTCCTGCGAGGACTTGTAGAGCAGCACAATGCGCTCATCGATAGGTGCGGTGAAAGATGGTGTCAGGGAGTACTCACCCGACAAGGGTGTGGTCGTGTAGCTCCCCGAGAGCAGGAATTCGTCAGCTCCCATGGGGTCACTTCGTCGAGTAAGGCGCCGGGGGATTGACCACCGGGAAGTTGACGGTCGGGAGACGGTCGGGGGTCTCGACCTTGTCCACCTCGTCCGAGTACTCGCCATAGGTGGCGTCGTGGACATCGGTCGGGTCCTTCTGCGCCTGCGAACCAGAAGCGGGCGGACCGTACTCTTTCCAATTGGGCTCGTGCGACATCGGAATCTCCTCTACCGCTCGCGTCGGTGAGCGATCAGCGTTTGATCTGGAAGGGGGGTTTCGGGTCGACCGGCTTGCCTCCGGCCTTGAGGTGCGTCTCGACGTCCTCCTGTACCCGGTATTGTCCGTGCTCCGCGTCATAGATGCACGCGGGCTCGAAGTCGTTCTTGCCCAAGTCGACCTTGGAAGCGATCTCCTGATTCTTGGTAGCGCCCATAGCTTACTCCTTCACGTCGAACGGCTTGGGTTGCGCCTGAGCGGGCGTGGAGATGATCGCCGGAGGCTGCACGATTTCAGTCTGCTCCGGCGAGCCGACGGTCAGGGGATGCCCCCCCATCGGGCTGTACTCCAGCGCGCCTTCGAAGCCATCGGGATGGGCCCCCTTCTCGAGGGCAATCTTCCGCGAGGTGCGGTGGGGGACATCGGGACCACGATGAGCATCGGTCATGACAATCACCTGCGCCTCGATAGAGGCATCGAATTGGCGGACATGGCGAAGGCGCCCACAGTCGGCTCAGCTTGATGGACATAAGCGGGGAGCCCTTCACGGAA